GGCGTTATAGCTATAGGTGGGCGATCGGTAATGTACTGCTCCATCTCCACCTCACCCTGTGGCTCATCTATATCAACCACTGATACTCCAGAGAGAGAGCCGGTGACTATAGCTATATTGGGCGAGTTAAAATCCTTGAACCACTTCCTCAACTCTGACTCACTCGGATGCCTCTTCTGAAACTGTTCCCACTTGATCAGCGGCTTCTTGCTGTCCTTGCATATCGGGATAACCGAGTAATCGAAGTGGTTGAGGTACATCAGAGCGCTCGCTAGTTTAAGATCTCTCATACAAGATCCTCCATCTTACATCTAACTATATATAATATATAATAATATATAATATAGATACGTGAAAAGAGCTCTTTATATAGGCGAGAAGGGATTTTGGGGAAGTTTCCCTGACCACAAACTGTCGCACTATTTTCAAGTATTCTATATTTATGGTTTTCTTTTTTCATCGCATATTCCTATCCCAAAATCTGTCGCTGCGCTGTCGCCCGTTTGTCGCTGCGATTTGAAAGTGTCGCTGGAAACCGTAACTGTATACACTACCCAAGTGTTTGTCGCTCTTGTCGCCACCGTCGCTCATGTCTCTTTTGTCGGCGTTATCCACCCACACCTCTGGCATCTACCTTCCGGGATCGCTTCGTCATCATCCCACGCCCTTCTAACCATACCAGCGTAGATGATAGATTCATCATCTACTTTGAATTTCCCACGCACCTTCTTGCTCTTTTCTATAAGTCCCTGCTCCTCCAGTCTACTTAACACCCTAGATACGTGCTGTTTTTCTTTTCTGGTAACGGCTCCAACATCGGGATATATTTCGTTTACGAAAAACACCCCCCGCTTACCGATCACCCACCCTTCAATGTCTTTTGTTACAGCATTCATAAATCCTCCTGTTCCGTTAATGGCTACTTTCTTGTTCACATTTAGTTGAACATGTCAATACACAAATGTCACACCTCATGCTTAATGTTCCAAAACTTAATGGCAGCATCCAAGACCCACCGAGCCACGTCATCCTTTTTAGGGGAGAAGTAGACATGGACGCCATATCTAACCGTGAATGATATCAGCGCTGCGCGCGCCACCTCTGGGTGGACCTTGCTATACTGCTGTACGCAGATGATATCCTTCTCCGCTGCCTCAATAACCAGACCAGCCCATTCGCACTCACTAAGGAGCTGCATCTTCTTAACGGTCCTGTCTCTCTCCTTGCCAATATACCCGAAGAAGTCAGAGATCCCTTTCCGTTCTACTGCGAATATCGTCTCCATGCCCAGGATCGAGTAATCGCCAATTGGTAGCGCACAACTCTTAATCATCAACCCGGATGGCAACCGAGCGAATAAGGGGTGCTGCTCTCTGGAATCTTGCAGGAGCACGAACCCCTCGGGGATCTTCCATCCCTTTGGCTTATATGCCCCCAACACTGCTTGTTTGCTTCCCTTAACCCTCATCTTTTATCCTCGTAACAAAATACACCAGTCGTCTGCAAGAGCATCTGTCTGGCTGATAAGCCACGGGACAAATGCACCGTCCGCTGTCTTCATCATCAGGTAGGGTAGGAATCGGCATACCGTCCCTTCTGGCAATCCAGTTGCTTCTGCTGTGTTCTTATTGATGGGGATTCCTTCTGGGTATGCCTTCTGGTAAACAACAAACATTCCTTTTCCGTTCCATCCCTCCCTCTGAATCTTCATTCCTATTTTACAGCTTTCTAATGCTTCTCCGAAGTTCATATCTATTCTCCTTGAATAGAGAGGGCGTTTCCGCCCTCCCTGTGTTAGTGTTTAGGAAACCTCCGTTTAGGTATAAACGGCAACTTGTCTAATGGATCTCAGTCGGGCCATTCTTCCCCCGTGGTCTTTGCTGCCTTGGGAGCGCTCTTGGCCGCAGACTTCCCTTCGATAGCAGCCTTGGGCGAAACCACCCGGTTGATGTTCTGATGCCCGGACTTGTTGGTGTCGATATAGATCTTGGCCTGATAGCCAGGGAGTTCCCTCATCAACTTCGTAAGCACCTTTGGATTAAACATACTGACATCATCTCCAGGGAAAGCCTTATCAAATGCTGCCTCAAGCCCAGCAGCCAGCAGTACGTTAGCGATCTTCCTCTCCCCGAACTCTGTATCCCAATCACAGTACAGCGTGGAGAAGGCACCCTCGCTCTCACCCTCAACGATCTTGAAGTTGACCGTAAGGCTCCTCTTGTTATTCTTATTGGTGAAATCCTCAACCTTATCGATCTCAGCCAAGTGCCAACCATCTACCAGTGTCCTGCTTCCCCAATCCGCTGCTTCATTTCCTTTAAACTTCATTGTATTCTCCTTATATATTAGTAAGTTTGTCTTTTATTGTTTCTAACCCCAAGCTCAGCCTTCTTGTTAAACAAGACACCCCGAGCATACTTAAAACTCTTGAGGTACTGGTTGATAGGAACCTTGTACCCCTCGTGCAACTCCCTGATATGGATGTCCAAATCCTCTCCGTGTACCCTAAAAGAAACATGTCCATCTCCTGCGCCAATTGCCTCAAAGTCATGACCGCGACAATGCAAATAAGCCACCATCGTCACATCGTCCAGATCCGTAGATCCATCCATCATTCTCTCCTTTCGTTATTATTTGATATGTCCTCAGCTCTTTTCCTCCTTTCCATTTTTCTTCGTATCACCATTGCCTCCATTGGCAACCTGGAGTATCTTGCAAATATGAAGGGGCTTGTTCTGTACTCCACCCTCTGGCCTCTTGCCGGTAAACTTGCACATGAACGATCCGTCCCCTTCAAAGCTAACGGCGGGAGGATAAACAACCTCTCCGTTCTCGTCGGTGCGGCTCTCCACTAACCCAATGAAGTCGAAGAAGCCCTGCATGTGCTTGCTGTATTCCTGGCCCTTCAGGGCAGGCGCTGCACTAAGCTGCTTATTATACTTCGGGTTCTCCTCGATCCTGGCCAAGCATACAACTACCTTGCCGAGCTGGCTAAGCTTGCTTATCGAGTTAGTGAACCGGAGCATAGATCCTCCGAGTGTGCCGTAGCCCTCCATTGACATCTTGGCTCTCATAGTGAGCGGCTTGTCCATTGCTTTCTTGCTCTTAGCGTCCAACTTATCAAACCCTTCCTCAAGGATCTCGTCGCTAAGGCTGATCGCAATCAGATGGCTGATGCTATCAACAACGATGGTGTTGTACCGCTCAAAGTTGGAGGTGTCGTTGACGAACTCCATTAACTCCTCGAATCCCTCATAGAAGGCGAAGTCAATATCAACGTCTTCACGTCCCGATGCCACCACAAACTTCTCCACGCTCCTAGGCTCAACCATGATATACATGATCGGTGCCTTGGCTGTCTGGATCGTTGTAACACTCTTGCCCACACCCGCAGGACCGTACAGCAGCATCAAGTCCCCAGACACATCCTTCATCTCTGATCTCTTCCAAATCTTCATATACTCTCTCCTTTCGTTAAGTCTAGCTCTATTTGTTCTGATGGATCAGCAGGGGCTGGTTCCACCCATGCTATCTTCTCCCTCACTTGATATACATCCTCACTCATCGTGTTGAATCTGCATATCCCCAAGTAATCACAGGTCTGTCCGGGGAACACGTTTTTACACGATCTGTCATTGCGATACATTCCGTCGCACACTAAGGCCTCGTGAATATTGATAAATAGTCTCTTGTATCTCCCTCGCACATCATCCAGGTCAAACTCGTTGCGGAAGAACTTCTTACCGTACGTGTGGGTGTCCTTGTTGTACCCGATAAAGTAATATGCTGGCCGGGAGATCACATCATTATACACCCTCTCCCCAAACGCTGCAATATCATCCTCTTCCCGCTTGGTGATCTTCAGGGCGGGAGTCCTTGCGATCTCCATGATGCAATACTCCAAGTTCGGGTCAGCCAGGAAGTAGGTAGCGCACTGACTCTGGATCAAGTAAATGTCCAGATAGTTGTCCGGTCTGCTACTCAGCTTGTTCTCTGCGAAGTAGTTGGAATACTTACGATCATAGAACCCCCTGACCAACAATCTCACCGGCACTCCATTCCCCCATGTCCACACACCATGACCAAAGTCTTCAATGTAGAGGTTAACCGGAGCCTGGAGCCTGCCGCCCTCTTCCACCTTAATCCCGAGATCCCTATAGGCCTTATACAGCGCCTTGATGCTCTCTACCCCATGTTCCGGGATGTCGTAGTCATCCACAACCTCCTGGATATTAACCGTCTTGTCTCCGAGGTACCACTGCAATACGGTATCCCAAAGTTTCCCCAGCTTCAGAGGCATCCCCATATGCGCATTCTTAACCTGAATCCCCCTGACCTGCTTGAGATAGAACAACCTCGGGCATGTCATGAAGTCCTGGATACTGGAATGGCTAAGGGGCAACGGTTTCTGGGCAATCTCGGCAATGCACCGGTATTTGTCCGGGAGCTTACACAACCCACACACACTCTTCTTGCTCTGCTCAATGTAATAGTGGCACTGGTTCTCCGTGCCGAAGGTGGGACTAAAACTGTCACACAACTCACTTCTCATAAACTCTCCTTTCTTTAAATCATCAATTCTCAGTTTCAACGTTGGGTGCATCATTTCATAAAAGTTGGAAATAGTCAAGCTTTATTTTTGATTTAATAGATCTTTCTGGAAAAGCATTTACTTTCCAATAGATCGGAGCGCCTATATTTTATTTTCAGAAAGTCCTTGCATTTAAGTGAAAAGTATGCATATACTACCCGCACGAAAGGAGGAGCTGATGACTATAGCAACAATTGAAGTAGATCTAGCGGCAAAGAGATTTAAGAGTTTTCCAGAACAGGTGGCATATGTGGCAAGAAGGTTACGAGATGAACTATCCGCAATCAACACCAAGGAGTGCCGGGTAAGGTGCAAGGGCATCATTGGAACCATCATTAGCTATGTGGTGGAGAAGGAGGGTGGTCGCCACGAGCTTCCAGATCGAAGCACTTACTATGTTTCCAGCTTCAGGAAGCCATTACCAAAAGGAAAGATATTGGTATATGAAAACAATTAAGGATCTACGCAAGGCATTAGAGGGCATACCTTCTGATCGCATCATAGGTGCTAATCACGGTACGACAGAATTGTACGCTAAGGATGAAGCTGGAAGGTTCCGTAGGTTCTTCTCATTCATAGAGCCAGAGGAACCACGGACAGATACCGTATAAGAAACTCCCCCACTCGCACCATGTAGTATGATACTGCAATACCGGATGCAATGTCCAGCGACTAGTGTGGTAAGAGTGGGGGTTGTTTTTATGATTACACGGTGCATCGAGGGCAGTCGCCACTAAGACGTAGTGTGGGGCGCTAAAGCTATACTGACAGCAACGCTTAGCTAAACATCTGGGCTTTCGAGCTATTCCGGATTGAGATTCATCACACAACTGAGCGACCTGGACACCGTGTTCCACTTTTATCTATTGACATCTATAGCAATATCATTTAGCGTGCATTCGGAGAGTGCACTATGCCCCGTAGAAAACCAGGAGCTCCACCCAAGCCAACAGGCCGCCCGAAAGGGATGGATACGGCAGCT